TTGTAAAGTATAGATCGTTCGGCGTCCTGGTCCTAACCCAAATCTGTCCGTCACCTGTTACGTCTGCATCGGCGCCCGTAGATTCGTTGATGAATAGTTGATTCATCGTAGTTTTTGTTCCGTTGAGCGATGTGTTTCCCGTAACAACTAGAGTACCGTCCGTATACATGCCCGTGGTTCCGATGCCGCCTTGTAACACACCAGCTTGAAAGATATATAATCCTTCACCAAGATTTCCCTGTACATCAGTATTTGTTGAACGTACCCATCTCAAACCGTAGTTATTACTTTGTGCTGATGCTGCACCAGCAATGCCGCCGTCCCAAGATGCACCAATAGACCATATACTTGCTGCCCATGTGTTACCGTCTGAAACATAACCACCCGTAATGCCGTAGCCAAAGTCGCTGCCCGAAGCGTCACATGTTATTATGCCTGTTGCATCAATGGTTGTTGTAGTTGAGAGCGCACCTGTTATATCTACACCTGTTGCGGTTGTTACTAGTTTCGTATTGGTGCCGTGAACGCCAGTGTGATTTAGTGCGACAGCACCAGCAACATTACTGAAGTATGATGTTGCTCTACTAGTCAAAACACCATACCCACCGAAGTAAGCATCATCAGTTCCTGGTGTAGAGTTTGGTCCGAGACCAGTGGCTTCAAAGTTATCAGCAGTAAAATCACCAGTCGTTGTATAATTGCCTGTGCCAGATGTTTTACTTGTTAAGTTATTGAAGGCATGCGTATGGCTATCATTTGCCACTACTGTACCAGTAAACGCTAAGTTACCAGAGCCTGTCCATGAAGGACTTGTACCACTCACATCACCACTGAGCGTAATTGTTCTACCAGTTGTCCATGCTGCTGCTGTTGTTGCTGTTGATGCATTACCTGTTAGCGCACCAATGAATGTTGTCGCTCCAATCACATTTGTAGATGGATTGATATAGCACGTAACTGCCGAATCAGTATAAAGTAATTTATTACCAGCAGTTGTGCTAGTTGCAAACACAAAAGGTCTAGATGCGCTAGATGTGGATTGTAATACGTTTACGTTTGTTGCATTCGTAGCTGTTGTTGCTGTTGTAGCGTTGCCAGATAATGCACCAACAAATGTTGTTGCTGTTAATGCATTGGTTGATGCATTATATGAGAAGTTTACGTTGTCAATAAACGGCTGTTGATTGCCTGTAGATGCTGCGCCAACTAGTACTGGATACGTAGTCGTATCTGTAGAAGTAGTCGCGTTAATATCTATGTTTGTTGCGCCAGTTGCGGTGGTTGCTGTTGTAGCGTTGCCAGATAATGCTCCACTAAACGTTGCTGCTGTAAGTGTTGTACCACTGAATGTTAATCCGCTATCACCTTCAATAGTTGTTGCATCAGTCCAAACAGCAACTTGATTATTAACTGGCGTGCCTGTTGCTGAGACGGCGTCAACATTTACTGGTGTAGCTTCAACCCACTGGTCACTTGTACCATCTGCGTAGTAAACAAATAATCTTGCAACTGTACTATCCCACCATAAATCACCATCTATTGGCGAACCTGGGGCCGCATCTGAAGTCGTGACAGGAGGCCCGCCGCCTCCTAGTGAGAAGTATTGCACCTGCATATTAAGATCAGCAGCATTCGCTGGAAGTGTACCGCTATCTATTATCGTTACTGGAATTGTCCAATAACCAGTGTTGTCTGTAGGTGCACTACTAACAGTACAGAGCAAGTAATCCAACGGATCGCCAACAGCCTTAATCGTAAGAACATCACTAGTCGCTAGGTTAGTTAGTAGCCACTCATAATTATTGCCGCCTTGTTCTGAATCGTCTATGTATATAGCTGTAACGCTAGCAGGAGTAGCACTATTGAAGCGCATCTGACCAACGCCAGGATCTGCTGCTGCTGTTGCGGTATCAAATAAATAGTGGGCATTGATCTTTTGAATGTGGTCAGTCCAAGCTAGATCATTATTAAATTCACCAAGGTCGATTTCATCAATAAGTTTTCTGCTACTTACACCGTTGTCAAGCAAGATTAACTCATCTTGCAATCCATTAATTCCCGAGGTTTGGTCTGTCAGTTCGCTACCGTCAAATGCTAACACACCAGTAGCAGCACTTAATCCTACACCTGCCAATGCTGCTGCAAAGTCTGCACCACTCTCTTTTGCTGCCGTACCAGTTACACCACCATCTAAGAATAGAACGTAGTCTGTTGCTGGTGCGTATACTGCTTCTGTTGCTTCACTCAAGTCAACATTAACCGTAATGTTACCTGATGTTGTAACTGGACTGCCTGATACATCTACTAGTGTTCCTGCTGTGATACCAATTGATGTTACTGTACCTGCTGTATCAGCACTCAACACGCCTGATGTGGCTGTTATGCCTGATCCAGCTATCGCTGTTGCAATATCAACCCATGAATCTTTCTGTGTCGTGCCAGTTGCGCCACCATCA